GGTTTTTTCGGAAAGAAAGAAACGGAGAACGAACCGACAGATGGGGAATCTTTGGATCAGACGAACAGCGAAGACAGTCTTCTGTAAAAAACTTCTCTAATTTATCTGAAATGCTTGAGCACATGTATCCTCAAGCGGTTGAAGCAGGAATCCCTGCTACTGAGTACTGGGGAATGACGCTTGAAGAAATTATGATACAAGTGAAAGCAAACAAGAAAGTTAAAGAGAATGAGTTGAAGGAAAAAGCAATGTTTGACTATTCTCAGCAACGCTTAGCTGTTTTTGCTTTTAACGATCCGAAGAAGTTTCCAAAATTTGAAGACGCATATCCATTTCTCAAACAGATTGAGCAAGCAGTTGAGGAAGCCAAAACAGAAGAGGAATCAAAGCAAGACGCGATGAAGCGGGATCAAGAAATTTTCCTAGCCCAAGCACACGCAATCAACGCAACACGAGAGAGAAGAAAACTTCTAGAAGAAAGGTAGGTGAGAAAGCATGGAATTAGAAACGCTTGAGGTACTCCTCGATATTAATACTGCCAGAGTTGAGCAGTCTTTGGAACGAGTGCTGCCACAAATTGAAAGTGCTATGAGTCGAATCCAACAAATGTCCGGTAACTCTATGGATCGTACTGAGAAGAATATGGATATTGAAAAAGGTGCTAGCAATTTCACAAAACAACTAGAAAAAATGAATCAAGCACTCGAGAAGACGTTATCAAACTTCGAACGATCGACAAAGCAATCATCTGAAGCTGCTGGTGACAATTTTTCTTCTGGTATTCGCAAAGCTCGTCCGAAAGTAACCAAAGAAATTGATGCGATGATCAATGAAATCAACGCTAAAATGGGCCAAGCGAAAGCAGCGCAAGAAAAGGTTGCTTATCTGAAATCGCAAAGACAAACGGCATCGAGTCAAGGGGATACAGGCAAAGTCGTTAAATATGATGAACAGATCGCCCGAGCGCAAGCGCAAATGACGAAGTTCAAAGATCAAGCAGCTGGATTGGGTAATACCATCAAACGGGAACTTGATGCAGTTCCTTCTTCACTGGACAACATTACAAAAGGTATGAGTCAAAACGAGTCTCAAATCGAAGCGATGAGAAAACGAATTCGAACATTAAAGGCAGAATATAACGATCAACGTGTGCCAACTGGCAGCTTTACATCTGGATTCAAGAACTATGAGGATACTCCTCAATCACTGAAAACGTCTGGTGAGATTCAAAAACAATCAATCAAGATGAATAAATTAATCAGTGATAATGATCGTCTACAGAAGGAGTATTCCCAAACAGAAGATCGAGCAGAAACATTGAGAAAGGCTCTACAACGAGTTAACTCTGCATTGGGCCAATCCTCCATTCAAACTGGTAATGCTTCTAACGGTGCAAGTATGACAGGCTCAGGGTTGAAGCAATCTGAGCGAGCTGTTTCTAAATATGGCGGAGTATTCAACCGTATGTCCAATGCAGTTTCACACGGATTTGGGAGCGTCGGAAATGGCTTGAGGAACTCTCTTGGATTTATTGGAAAGTTCGGAAGTCTATTTTCTAGTAATTCCAACAAAGTTACAGCTGGAACAAATCGAATGACAGGAAGCACGAACGCTTTTGGCCAGTCGATGAAATATCTATTACCTTCATTGGTCGTTTATCAGCTGTTAGGTGGCGCAATTACTAAACTGGCTAGCGGTATGATGTCAGCATTGAAAACGAACGATCAATTCAGTGCTTCGTTGAATCAGATTAAAGTCAACCTGATGACGGCATTTTATCCAATATATACGGCAATCTTACCAGCATTGAATGCGTTAATGAGTACGGTGGCACAGCTCACAGGGCAGCTAGCTTCCTTTATTGCAATGCTATTCGGGACAACATATGATGCAGCAAAACAAGGCGCTAGTGGATTGTATGACAATATCCAAGCGCTAAACGATACTGGTTCTTCCGCAAATAAAGCCAATGAAAAAGTGAAGAAACTACAAAAGTCTCTCATGGGATTTGACCAAATCAACAAGCTAACGATGGATACAGATGATGAAAAGAAAGAAGATTCTGCTCCTGGTATTGATTTTGGAGCTGCAACTGGTACCTATTCTACGCCTAAATGGATGAAAGACATCCAAAACTTGTTGAAGGATTTCTTCAAGCCTTTCCAAGATGCATGGAAAAATCAAGGACAACGAGTGATCGATGCTTGGAAATATGCATTAAGTGAAGTAATAGGTTTGGCTTCTGCTATCGGCAGGTCATTTATGGAAGTTTGGACCAATGGTACAGGACGGCTTTTCATAGAAAATATATTAATCCTGCTTGCAGATATACTCGGAATAATTGGTGATATCGCTAGTGCTTTCAGACGAGCTTGGGAAGACAACGGACGAGGAACACGCCTGATTCAATCGTATTTTGATTTGTGGAATTCGATTCTGGGCTTATTGCATGAAGTAGCGAATTCATTTAGAAATGCATGGAATGACAACGGACTAGGCGAATCAATTTTGGGAAATCTGTTAGAAATCGTTACAAAATTAAATAATGCAGTATCAAATATAGCTAACCAATTCTCAGAGGCATGGAAAGCTGGCAGTGTTGGTGAATCTATCTTTTCAACTATTCTTGAAATTGTTGATGGCTTATTAGAAAAAATAAGTGTAATGGCTGGAGCTACCGAAGAGTGGGGTAAGAAGCTTAACTTTACTCCTTTATTGTCGTCTATTGAGGGTTTATTGAAATCTATTCAGCCGCTAGCGGAAAATATAGGAGCTGGACTAGCTTGGTTTTATGAGAATGTTTTACTGCCGTTAGCAAAATTTACTATAGAAAATGTCATACCGGCATTTTTAGATTTACTTAGTGGTGCTCTAAATTTACTAAACGGAATTATCGAGGGGTTAAAGCCTGCTTTTAAATGGTTGTGGGATAACTTCTTAAAACCTATAGCAACATGGACTGGCGGAGTAGTTGTTGAATTCATAGAATCTTTAGCCGACGTATTATCTGATATAGGGGATTGGATAACCAAGCACTCTGAAGGTTTTTCTAACTTTGTAATTGTTTTCGGAACATTTGTGGCGACCTTAAAATTATTAAGTATCTTATCTACAGTCGTCGGAGTATTGAGTTCAATATTCGGTTTCCTCAGTTCAATAGGTGGACTTGCTGGAATTCTATCGGCTGTGGGCAGTGCAATTGGTGGAGTAGTAGCAGTTTTAGGTGGGCCAATAACCATTGCGATTGCTGCAACTGTAGCTGCAGGTGTGTTACTTTGGAAAAATTGGGATACGATTAAAGAAGCAGCAGGGAAACTTGGTAAATGGATTGGAGAAAAATGGGATGGCATTAAAACGGCCACTTCAGAAGCTTGGGGAAAAGTTACTAAGTGGACTAGCGAAAAATGGAATGATGCGAAAAAAACAGTCTCTGATAAAGCCTCTGATATTTGGAAATCTGTAAGTAACAGATGGTCAGATGTTAAGAAAAACACCAAGGACACTTGGGATAACTTTTCTACTACTATTTCGTCTAAAGCCAAAACCGCTAAGGAAAATGCTTCAACAAGACTGCAAGAATTAAAAAGAAATGTCTCTGATCGATGGTCTGAGACTTGGAGCAATACGCGATCAAAATGGGATGAAATCAAAGATAAGGTTTCAAACCAGGCCGGAGCAGCTAAGAATAACGCTAGCAATGCTTTTTCAACATTAAGAACAAATATGAGCAATTCTTTAAATTCGATGAAGTCTACTGCTTCGAGTGTTTTTGAAAAGATTGGCGATTGGGCAAATGGTCTTGGAAGCAAAATCGGAAAAGGTTTAAGTAATGGTGTTAAGTCTGTAAAAGATGGTGCTGGAAAGATCTTCAATGGCATGATTAGTGTAATAGGTAAGGGTGTTAATGGCGTCATTGATGGTATCAACTGGGTTCTAAAAAAGGTGGGAGCTGGAAAAAGTACGCTATCTTCGTGGGAAGTCCCCAAATATGCAAGAGGTACTGGATATCACCCGGGTGGGCCTGCTTTAGTCAATGATGGATTAGGATCTAACTATCAAGAAGCCTATCGTACGCCAGACGGTCGCACAGGTATCTTCCCGGCACAGCGAAATTTGATGGTAAATTTGCCAAAAGGAACATCTGTGTTGAGTGGTCCAAAGACTGCTGCAATGTACGGAGTGCCGGCCTATGCTAACGGAATAGGTGACTGGTTCAAAGAAAAGTGGAATGGTGCAAAAGAAATTGCTTCAGACATTTGGTCTTATGCATCTAATCCTAAAAAGTTATTGAATGCTGCAGTTTCCAAATTTGTTAATTTAAGTAATGCTTTTGAGCCAGCATTATCAATGGCTAAAGGAGCTGTTGGAACTGTTGCTGAGGGTTCCTATGAATGGTTTAAATCAAAATTTGCTGCAGGACATGAAGCACAAAATAGTTCGTTTGATGGATCAATGGGAAGTTGGGGTGTATACAAATACCTATACGATATCGCTAGAAAGACTGTCGATCGATATCCAGGTATGCGAATCACCTCTGGTTTCAGACCAGGGGACCCTCATTCCCATGGGAAGCATCAGGCAATTGACGTTGCGTATCCAGCAAGTATGAATGGATCATCTAAATACATGGCTCCTGCCAATTGGGTGTTTGATAACTTTGCATCAAAAGTAGCTTATGTAATCACTCAAGGGAAAGTTCGAGACCGTAAAGGAATGTCTGGTACTGGATCAAGTGGCAGTTGGGTAAGATGGCCGCAGAATGACCACTACGATCACTTGCATATCAATGGATCTCTTGGACCAAGCGATATCGACAAAAATGCTTCGTTTGGTGCAATCGGCGGTGCTGCTGTAGGTAATGGTGGATGGACATCGAAAATCAAACAGGCTGCAAGCAAACTAGGACAGCGGATTAGCAGTTCTGAAATTAATGGAGTTCTCGCTCAAATTCAAAGAGAGTCTGGTGGTAATCAGAGTATTACTCAAAGCTCAGCTGTGTGGGATATAAACATGGCAAATGGGAACCCAGCAAGAGGCCTGCTTCAATATATCCCGTCCACGTTTAATGCTTATAAACTTCGCGGCTATGAAAATATTTTTAATGGCTATCATCAATTGTTAGCTTTCTTCAATAATTCAAATTGGCGGTATGACCTACCTTATGGTCGCAGAGGTTGGGGACCAACTGGTCGAAGAATTGTAGGTTATGAAAACGGCGGCATAGTCAATCAAGACGGTTTATACCGTATGGGCGAAGGAAACAAGAAAGAGATGGTTATTCCACTAGAGAAACCACAACGTGCCGCTGAATTGATTCAACAAGCCGTTGAGTATCTTGGACTGGATATGTTCAATTCAAGTATAGTGTTGCCGGAAATGTTCCAAGAACCAACGTTCACACCGTCTAACAGTACGTTTAGTAACAACAATCAAATGAACTATGAAGGTGGCGGTATGAAAGACTTCACTTCATCTATGGTAACCACATTGATGAATGCTATTTCTGCATTGGGAGCAACGCCAACACAAGCGCCAAATGGTGATATTGTCATTAATATTGGCGGTAAAGAATTCGGACGTATTGCAGTTAAAGAAATCAACAAATACCATCAACAGCTTGGGTATACCGAGTTAAACATATAGGAAGGAGTGATTTTATGGCTGGATATTTAAAAATAAATGGTGTTACGATCAAGAATCCTAAAAAGTTTACAGCTGGTATCCAAGCGGTTGATGGTGATTCTGGTCGTAACGCCAAAGGTGATATGACCCGTGATTATCTAACCACAAAAAGGAAAATGGACCTTGAGTGGGGTCCGCTAACTGATGCAGAAATTTCACCAATTTTAAAAGCGGTGATGCCGGTATTTTTTGAAGTCACTTATCCAGATCCCATGGAAGGTGGCATTGTTACAAAAACATTCTATGTCGGTGATCGAACGGCTCCAGCATACTCTTGGCATGATAAACTGCCAAAGTGGGAAGGCTTAACGATGAGTTTTATTGAGAGGTAGGTGAGGAAATTTGTTAGCCACAAGTGAAGAAATTCATGCTGCTTGGCTTAATACATCAAGGCAATTGTCAATCAGATTAAAAATGAATGATATCACCTATGGGAGTGAGGAAATTACCTCACTCTCTTTTAATTCTGGCAGTATATCGGGTGAAGTGTTTCAGATTGGTTCAACCCCTCTGAATTCGGTTCAGGTAGTTTTTCCAACAATTATTGAAACAGTGAAAGAAGATTTAGAAATTGAACCAGAGTTGGGGATTTTAATTAATGGTGAATATCAGTTCACTAAATTAGGTCATTTTTTTATAACAGACTTTGAGCGTGATAGAAACAGTAATAAGACTACAATTACTGCAAATGACAAAATGATTTATATGGAAGGAATATATGAATCAAAATTAACCTATCCTAAGCCATATCGGGAAGTTGCGTTAGAAATAGCTAATTTAGCAGGTGTTGAAATTGATCAAGCCTCATTTGCTTCTCTTGGAACTGAGTGGGTTCAGAAACCTGTAGGATATACGTTTCGCCAAGCAATCGGTTTGATTGCTCAGTTTGAAGGTGGTTTTGCAAGTTTTAACCGCAAGGGTGAATTAACAATAAAAAGACTAGCACCCACAAACTTTGAAATCACTCCAGAATCATACATGTTAAAGGGATTTACTAAAAATGAGAACAGCTATCGAATTGGTGGCATCACGGTGAAAACCGGTGAAGAAGAAACGGATGTCATTCGCGTTGGTTCTACCAATGGATCACAAGTTGAGCTTGAGAATAAAGTGATGACTCAAACACATTTGAATCAAATGTGGGAACTAGTCAAGACACTTAATTATTTTCCTTACGAATTGAAGTGGCGTGGAAGTCCCATTTTGGAAGCAGGAGACTGGATCTATATTGTTGATAAAGACGGTACTAGATATTCTGTCCCTAATCTGTCGTACAATATCACCTTTAATGGTGGAATGTCTTCAGAATCAAAAGCAAATACCAATTCAAGTTCACAGGCAACTTATAGATACCGTGGTCCTTTAAATCAACGAGTGGATTATGTTGAATCTCTTCTTAGTGCCAATAAATGGAACAGCAATTACTACGATCAAACAGAGCCTATAGATCCAAAAGAAGGCGATATTTGGTTTAAGCCAAATGGTGTAGATACTGAGATTTGGGTATACGAGAAAAATAGTTCTGGAGAATTGGATTGGGTGTTTAAAGTATCCACTGCAACAGATCCTGATTTGGTAAAAGAAATCGAACAGGCAAAACAAGCAGGAGAAAATGCTCAAGAAGCAGCTGATCAAGCGAAGACGGATTCTGCCAATGCATTAAGTAACGCCAACAATGCTGTAAGTAAAGCTAATGAAGCTAGTGTGAAAGCAGATCAATCAAATGCTGCAGCTAATCAAGCAAAAGCTGACGCTTCTTCCGCAATATCAAACGCCAATACAGCAAAGCAAGATGCACAGCTGGCAGTTTCAAATGCTCAAAACGCATTGAACGCTGCTAACAGTGCTAAGACCGATGCGCAGGCAGCAATTGATAAGTTTAAAGAATTAGGCATGTTCCCAGCTTACGCTTGGAGTGCTGATGGTACTGATCGCTTTACGACGCAGTACCCTAACGAAAACTATTTTTTAGGTAGTCAAACCGCCAAAATCGGCGACCTGGAAGCTGCAGCTAGATCGGGAAAAGAATACCAAACTCTTAATATCGGGACCACCTGGGTCGACAATTTTGAATCAGGCGATAGGGCCGTTATATCTTTTGACATTGTAATGCTTAAAGGACTACAATTAACCGTTTATAATTCAAATCGTAAGGGACCTTTCATCTTTACCAGTAAGCTAATTCGTAATGTAGGGACCGAAAAAACACGGTTAGAAGTAAACACGGTTCTTACTAAACGGACGGACGCAACGCTAGATTACGATACGATTGAGTTTTATAGTGTTTATGATACTAGTGATTTTTTTGAGATCACTAACGTTAAAATAGAAAAGGCAGAATCGGCAACTGATACAGCTACAATTTACACACCGGCGCCGGCCGACGACTTTACCAACGCCTATCCAACGTATATTGGTTTTAGCAATGAAAAATCAACAAATCCAGAAGACTATACTTGGATAAAAGATCCAAATAAAGTAGATGGTGAAGTAAAAGTTGAGTTAAGTGAAATCAACGGTGAGCTTTCACGAAAAGTCAGCCAAGATAAATTTAACACACTTGAAGGAACTGTCGGAAATCAAACGACTAAGATCACACAAAATACTAATGCTATCACCCAAAAGGCTGATTCAAGTACAGTTAATACTCTAACAGGAAGAGTATCAACTGCTGAAGGTCAAATCACAACAATGGCTGGGCAGATAGAAATTAAGGCTAATAAAACTGATGTAGAAACGATTAGTGGAAAAGTGACTTCTGTTGAATCGTCTTTAAATACTCAAGCTGGTCAAATCACTGCCTTAAATACAAAAACTGATGGACACACTACTCAAATTGGCAGTTTACAATCGAGCTATTCCGGACTAAGCAGTACAGTTAGCAGTGTTAAAAATGATCTTGATAACTTGTCGGTAGGGGCTAGAAATTATTTACCTAATTCTGAATCCCCTAAGGTGGCAAATTATTTAGGATCTACAATAACTTATACCGAGAATCAATCTGTAACTGAATGGAAAGCTACAAATGCAGTCAAACACAATGTGACTGGAGGAACTAACGTCATTGTTGGTACTCTTCGAGCTAACCGTATCATAACTGCTAATGTAAACTACATCCATAGTATTTATATCAGCAATACTGGAACGAAAGCGATGAGAGTCCACAATAATATCAGCCAGTTCTTAGATGTGCCAGCCGGAACAACCGCAAGATTAGTTTGGAATCCAGCTAAGCAAGCTGCTGGTACAGCTGCCATGCAGTTTGTATTCTATCGAAATGTGGTGGCGGATGATTTAGAATTTATTATCTGGCACGCTATGATTGCTGAGGGAACCATCGTCAATGACTGGGTACCATCTCCAGAAGATCAAGTCAGTGTGGTCAAATTCTCTAGTTTTGTTCAACGTGTGGATACTATTCAGACTACAGTTTCTAACAAGGCTGATCAGTCTCAGGTAACACAGTTGGCTAGTCAATGGCAACAAACAACGGACTTAGCTAATGGTCACACAAGTCAGATTAGTAGTTTGGGTGACCAATTGAATGTTAGGGTTCAAAAAGATGATGTAATCAATCAAATCAACTTATCTACAGAAGAAATTTTAATTGCCGGTAATAAAGTTCGGATAACCGGCCAGACTACTATTGAAGACGGTGTTATCGGTAGAGCGCAGATAGCAAATCTCGCAGTTGGCACTGCTCAGATTGCGGATGCAGCGATCACTGATGCTAAAATCGGTAGTCTATCAGCAACCAAGATTACCACTGGAACGCTAAACGCTTCAAATGTGAACATTATCAACTTAAATGCGAATAGCATTGTGTCGGGCACTTTAAATGCAATTGATCTGACTGGTGGGAGAATAACTCAGTCAGATTCCGGTGAATATAGTATGGAACTTCTAAAAGGGAGCATTTATTTTAGAAGAAGCACAAACGAATTAGCCAGAATCCAGCCTATCTATGTGTCGAAAGAACCTGTGGGATTAGCCATTGTGCAGATGCCTGGAGAGGTATTTTCAATAAATACCGGATCAGCAACTGATACAACTTCTATGCCAATCTTTCAAATTCCAGATACGTCTTCAAGAACGAATATGGAGTGGAAAATGTACGGTTTGGGAAATGTGGACGCAATAGTTAACTTCAACAACACAGTGAACGCAAAACTCAGATTTATTAGTACAAATACCGTGGAAGCAAAAAGAATTGTCACCGGTAACAAGGACAGCTATGTCATGCAAATGGATGGAGACAAATATCTTTCTGTGGAAGGAGAATATGGGGTTCGTATAAAGCATAATCAAAGTGGTTCATTATACACGCCAATTGAAGCTAAGTATAACCAGATAAAATTAGATGTTTACTCTGGAGCGAATATGACTTTAAAAACCGATCGATTAGAATTAAATAATGGCGGTGATAGTTATTTTTCTAATGCTCCTGCAGGTATTTCGCTAGGTCTGGATAGTACGCCAAGAATTTGGAGCATGGCCATTTATAATCGAACCTATTCTAGTGCATCAAATATGTTTATAACAAATGCAGGAACTATAGGTCGATCGACTTCTGCAAGAAAGTATAAAGAAGATATTCAAGTGGCCGATGAAGTAATTTCTAAAGCAAAACGGTTTTTGTCTATTCTCCCTTCATCTTGGTACGATAAAGCTGAAATTGCTCGCGGAGACAAACCACAAAGGCATTACGGGTTTGTGGCTGATGATTTCGATAATAAAGGATTAAAGGAAGTCGTTTTATATGGTTCTTCTGGTCAAGTTGAAGGTTTAGCTTATGATCGTTTGACCATGTATCAAAATGTTATCCTTAGTGATCATGAGCAGGAGATCCAATCTCTAAAAAAAGAAGTAAGTCAATTGAAAAACAAACTAAAAGAGTTAGAAGCTGCATAGCTTCTAACTCTTATTTTATGGAGGAATTACAATGAAAATCACTTTAAAGAACAGCGAATTAGCGCCGGCAATCAATTTCTTAGAAGATATGACACTCAAGGCAAACAAAGACAGCCGCCATCGTACAAAATTAGTCAAGCGGATCCGAGAAGCGTTCAAAGAATTATCAGATGAAGAAAAGGCACTCATGGAAAAATTCAATTTGTTGGATGAAAATGGACAACTAAAAGATGGCGAGAGTCAAGATGCGAAAGATGTAGCTGGATTCAACAAGGAACAAGCAATCCTCATGGAAGAAGAAGTCGTAATTGAAGGTGGCATGTATGCCCGGAATTTTGATGAAATTCCTCGAATCTTAGAAGACTACGATGGCATGTTATCCGGAAAGGACGCCGAAGTATATGATCGGCTGCTAGATGAGTTTGAAAAGGAAAACGTTGAGTAACTAGCTTTCTAAAAAAAAAATTGGAGGAAACTATCATGGCATTAGGAGTTAAAAAATCAATTAGTATCACTGGTGAATCAAAAGTCAATGGACAACAAGCAATTTACTTATCCGCAAATGTCACAACAGACAGTGCAGGAAACACCACTATTAACCAATCGATCACGGATCAAAATCTATATCGGCAGAATCGCGTGGAATGCCGTAAGGACGTTGACGAGTTTCAAGAAAAAGTCTGGGCTATTGAAGATGATTTATTAAATGAAGTGGAGGAGCAGGCGTAAAGCTTGCTCTTTTTAGTTTATGAAAGTAGGTGGCATATGTTCAGTTGGGGGAAATTAGAATGAAAGAATTTTTGGAGATCAATAGTTTTTGGGCAGCAGTATTTGGCAGCGGCTTACTGGCTACCCTTTGGCGAGTAGGTACATGGGTCACTAAGCTAGTTAAAGCTAAAAGGGCTGAGAACGAACTTAGGGAGCAGACAATCACAGCTTTAGAAACGGCAAATAATGACCAAGATAAACGTCTACAAAAAGTAGAAGATTATCAAGCAATGGCAGAGGTCAGAAGTCAGAAAATCGTTAAAGCTGAGAAAGCTTCTTTGCACAACCAAATTTGGAACAAAGCAGATGAGTACATTAAGCGTGGATATATCACTGTTGGTGAGTTGAACAACTTTGATTATCTATTTGAAGCCTATAAGAATCTAGGTGGAAATGGAACTGGCGACACATTACGTGCCAAGGTATCTAATTTAAATGTACGTGATGAAGGTATTCTGCAACAAAAAGAAATTGATGAACATTAGGAGGAACTATCATGAAATTAACAAACAAACAGTATGATCTAGCTAAAAAAGTTTTAACCGTTGGGGTGCCAGGTATCACGGCGTTTATCGTAACTCTAGGTGGTTTATATGGATTTTCAACAGAAATCATTGTTGGGACGATCACGGCTGCTGCAACTTTAGCCGGTGTGTTCTTGAATATCGCTAGCAGCCAATATCAAGATGAACAAAAACTAGATTATGGAGACGGTCAGGAGTTCACAGATAAGAAGGAGGAATAATCCATGTCTTCAATTGAAAATATGATCAAATGGTTTCTAGACCGTGAAGGTAAAGTAAACTATTCAATGACAAGTCGTTTGGGTCCTAAAAGCTACGACTGTTCTTCTGCAGTATTCTTGGCCATGATCGCAGGTGGTTTTCTACCTAGCGGGTCCATGGGTAACACTGAAACATTATTTGCAATGTCAGGTACTAAATTGAAAGAAATTAGTCGATCAGAAGTGAAGCGTGGAGATATTTTTGTTGCTGGTACTCCTGGTCAGTCTAATGGGTCAGGGGGACATACAGGTATCTTCCTAAGTAATAAGAGTTTCATTCATTGTTCATACTAT